GTTGCAGCAGCATTTGTAGTATAAGATAAAGAAGCAAAATTAAAAGGTAATGGAGGAGCAGTTTTACTAGTGTTAGTTGCAGTTAAATTGTAAGTACCAGCAAGGTTGGCAAGAATAGTACTATTATCACCACTTGCACCAGTGTAACCTACAATATCAACATTAGGTACAGGAGCAACAGTTGCTTGAGTAGCTCCTACTAAATAAGGAACAGCTCCAAAATTAGAATTTTTAGGCTGGAAAATAAGTGTACGTGGATTGCCACTTAGGCCACCTACAGCTACCATTAAAGGTAATGCAAGTTGACCTGAAGTAGGAGAACCAGTTAATACGGTAAGTGCACCATTTGCGGCAATTGAATACATACCAATTTGACCATCAGATAAGTTTTGAGGTAAAGTAGCAGTACCAAGAGCATCTACGTTTGCGATTAAAACGGTTTTAGACATTTTGTTTTTTATTTATTTGTTATTAATTAAGAAAAATTTATTCATTAGTTAGTACCATTTCTGTTTGAGTTTTAAATCTATCACCAGCTTGTGTTACCTCAAGTAAATAATTAGCTGACATGCTAACAATTTCTTGATGAGTAGCGTCTGGTAAATCACAATCTTGTTCTAGATAATAAGACACAACATTTGGTTTACGAATATAAGATAAAATTACATCAGTTACAACAAAATTAAAATTTCCTGTTTTTTGATAGTAAATATTAAAATGATTTTCTGAGAAAAAATACAATGGAAACTCAGCCGATGTTTTATTAAACGGATCAGCCTGCATTGCATAGATATCATCTTCTTGTGTTAATTTACCAGAAGTAGTTAAAGTTGTTCCATTACTATAAAAAGAAATATTATATTCTTCATTAGTTAATTCTGTAGGCCCTTCTTCAGTTTCATCTAATAACTTATACTCGTACTCAAAAACATAAGAAGGATTTGTTTCTTTAATTAAAATTATAATAGAATTTTGGAAATAAAGATCTTTATACGATTCCCAGAAAAATTCTATTAACGGATAATTAGCAAATGCTTTAGTTAACTTTTGCATTAAAATACTAGCTATTAAACTAGTATCTTCAGGAAAAGAATAATTTACACCTGCAGCAGGAAACTCTACTGTAATATTAGTATCCTCTGTTTCAGTTATTTTAATTGTTCCTATATCAGTATTAGAAGGAAAATCACTCATATTTAATACAGCGTAGTTATACAACTGTGTAGTTGCTGTAGGTACAATACTACCACATTGATTATGAGCTACTCTAAATCTAGCAGCTACAGCATGGTAATAATTTCCAGGTAATTCAAAATTAACTTTTTCATTTACATCTGGATCTGTACTTGGAGGAATAGTTGCTTTTCCAATATAATTAGATACGACAAGTGCACGTAAGTCGTCAATACGTTTTTGACTCATCTCAAATCCTCTCTTCATAAGATTAGATTTAGATGAATATTTTTGGTTTAAAAATCTTAGAATACTCCTATTAATAGCAATGTCAACTTCTTGACGAGAAAAGGTATCAAACAAAAATGAATTCATTTTATTCATCTCAGCTTGAATCTCTGTATGCATTTGTGTTATATTCATATTTTTAAAAGTAGGGGGCTATTAACCCCCTGTTTTTATTTAGCTTTTTTAACTTCCTTAGTTTTCATACCAAGGTCTAATTGTTTCAATTTTGCCAACATAATAGCATAAGATTCAGAGTTATTAGGACTCTTTAAGTATGCAATTGTTTGGTTTAATTCTCCAAGTGGCTCAGAACCATAGATATAGTTATTACCTACTTTTTGAATTATTTTAGCTTCTACAAATGAAGCTATTTGTGCTTTGTATTCAAGATCTGGATCAGATACGATTTCTAGTAATAAACCAGGTTTCTTTTCGTAAGCTTCTTCCATTTTCAAATCTTTTTCTTGTTTTTTCAGATTTGAAAGAGAAGTAACTGAACCAAGTTCTGGCATTTCTACTGTTAATCTTCTTAATACCCAATCTTGTTTTACTTCGTCTTCAAGTAATTTAGCAAATTCCAACACAGCTTTAGTTTTAGTCATAAGCTTTTTGCTTCTGTTGTCTAACTCTAATTGCTCATCTTCAATGTAATACATCTTAGTTTGTGTTGAATCTGAAGTTATTTTATTCTCTGCCACTAAAGGATGAGACATTGCAAACTTGTATTTAATGTAATCCATGAGGTCATAAGGCTCATTTAATTCTTCATCAAATCCAATGTTCAATAACTTTCCTTCGTAAGGAATAGGGATTGCAATGTTGTTAAAATACTTTTCAACTTCCAATCTAAATTTAGGGTCTGTAGGTTCTACTCCAATAATTGATGGCATCCATTTTTTGACTTCATCAAATGTTAAACCTGTTCCTACTGAACCACTTCTTGTCAAATAACTACCTAAAGTAGCTGTTCTTTCTTGTGTTAAAGAAAGATGTACTCCGTGTCTACGGACTTCTTTTCTGTGAATTTTAATCTTTTTTTCCATGTCTTTATTCTATTAATCAATTTTTTTAATTTAAAAAATTAAGGGTAGTGTATTTCAACTACCCTTAATCGTAATATTACTACAAACCAGCAGTACAAGCTAAGTCGATAGAAGTGTTAAATCTTCTAAGAACAACTTGTCCAGCTTTCAAGAAGTGTACTGAACTACCATCTTTATCAGTTGCAATGATATCGTTAGCAGTAAAGTCAGTTCCTGATGGAGCTTCGTTAATACCTTTTACCATACCACGTAACATTGCACGGCCTTTCTTAGAAACCATAGACAAGTTACTCATACCATCATAAGTAGATGTATCTACAAATGCCATACGGAAAGATTCCAATGGAAGGTTAGGGTAGTTAGGGTGTTTAGGAGAAGCCAAAGCTTGAGGACCGTTATCAAAAATAGAAGCAGTTTTGATAATCACCTTGTAACCATCAACGTGTTGATAAGTATCAAAGTATCCACCTAATCCCAAATTGTATCCATCACCAGTAACGAATTTGTTATCTGATAATTTGATGTACTGTTTAGAACTAAGTTCATTTTTCATAGCTTGGTCAAACATTAAACGACCACCAATACCTGTGAACAAAGTGATAACTTTATTTTCAGCATCTGACATACCATAAAATACGTCACGAATGGTTTGATCAATTTTATCAGCTGTTAATGCACCATAGGTATCTTTGTTAGTGATTTGTTCGAACAAACCAGATCCACGTACAATTGGATTACCTTGTTCATCACGTTCGTTGATAACACCATAAGCATCACGATTTGATTTAGAATACCAGTAGTTAGTTTCACATTCTACACGGAAACTTAAATTGTGTTGGTATTCTTCGTAAGGCCAATACATTTCACGGTTACCTCCACCTTTGGTGTCTAACTGTACAGTTTTAGCTTTACGATATTTGATGTTACCTTCGTAAGCATAACCTTTACGAATAGTACCTACGTCACCACGAACTTTAACTGGAGCAGTTGAAGTAGACAAGCTACCAAAAGATCCAAATGAAGCTACCGAGTTCCAACCCAATGCATACAATGAACCAGCAGCAACTTCACTTGCAGGTAAAAATTCAGATGCATTTTTAGCAACTAATCTTACACTGTAAGCCCATTGACCGTTAGTTTGAATACGGTTAGTAATACGTAATTGGTAACCTTGAGGTGACAAGATAGTGTAACCTACAGGGAAAATACCTTCAGCAAAATACAAAGTAGCTTCTGAGTAACCAATACCGAAGTTAGCTGCATAAGAACCTGAAGGAGGTGATTGAAGAGATACTGCCTTGAACAAACGTCCAATTACATCATACTCGTATTCGTCACCATCAATTTCTTGAATAGCGTTCATACCTTCTGAAAGGTACATTAAAGGAAAACGAGAAGATTCATTACCCATCATACGAGTAAGAACTGGTGCGATTTTGTCAGGCTGTGCATTAATCAGACGAGAGAAAGAAGCATCATTACTTTTCATGCTTTCATTCCACACTTGATCCATTAAAAATTGTGCCATAGTTTATTTGTTGTTTTTTTAGAGAATTGTTTATTTAATTGAGAAATCAATATCATCTTCTGCTGAACTTGAATAGCCTCCACCACTTTTCATCTTTGGTGTTACTCCTTTAAGTTTATCCCTTAAAGTTGAAGCTTTCTGACTTGCAGCAGCAGTTGATATGTATTTATTTAAGTTACCTTTATTTTTTAAGAATATAGCTAAAGCAACTCTGTCTTCTACACTAAGATTTTTTAAATCTTCTTGCATTTGTGAAGCATTGTTTTTAGTTGGTCTAGACATATAGTCCATTATTGCTCTTTGCTCAGTAGTTGGAATGTTAAAGTTTTGTACTCTACCTTTTTTAATAGTAGTATCAACTTCACCCCAAAATCTTTGCAATTGTTGTCTTCTTTGAATATCAGCTGCTCTTTGTTGTTCTAACAATACAGCACGTTGACGATCTTGCATTTTAGTAAGTTTACCTGCTGCAATTTGTGCTTGTTTTGCTAAAGTACCAGAGATTTCTAAATCTTCTAAAGACTCTTTAATTTCTTCATCCGTGTAATCCATTTCTCTGTATAATGTTCTCATTACAGATTTTTGTACTGATTCATCTTTCAAATCAATAGTTGAAAAGTCAACTTCTGGATTAGCTGTAGTAAAGAATTGTTTAATGTTTTCTTCTGTTGCATCGTCACCTAGCATTTGAAGATAATCAAAAAATTCTCCTGCAATTGGAGGAAGAGATTCAAAGTATCCATTCAATTTTGCGTCAGCAACTTTATCCGAAGCATTGGTAATAAACTGTGCAAGTCCATCCTCTGTTTCTTCATAAGTTTCATCTTCATCGAATTGATAACCTAATTTTTCTGCTAATGTTTCAAAGAGCGTTGATTCAGATCCTTCACCTTCTAAGTTTAATTCTTCTTCAGGTTCTGGTTCTGGATCAGGTTGTTTTTTAGATGTTTTTTTAGGCTCAGGTTCTGGTTCTAAAATGTCATCTACAGGTTCAACCTTTTTTTCCTTTCCAACTTTTTTCTTTTCAGGTTGTGGTGTTGGTTCCACATCATCTACCACAATATCTTTTGTGGTTTCTGTTTGAGTTGATTCTCCGACTTTAGTTAAGTCAAACTCTAATTCCTCAAATCCTGCTTCTTTTTCATTACTCATATTCAATTACAAATTTAAAATGTTATTTAATAACTTTATTTATAGATTTCGTTCTTTAATTGTATATCACTTACTTGATGGCTTTTTAGCTGCAGTTTTCTCACGTGATTTAATTTCCATTTCTTTCATCTTCATTTCAGCTGCTTTCATTTCTTTTTCATGATCCATTCTCTTATTATCATTAAACTGATTAGCTTGCATTTCCTGCATTTTTAAATTAGTAGTGGTAGCCAATTTAGTTTGTTCAAGAGATAATTTAGCTTGATCTAAAATAGTATCTGCATTAGGACCTTCATCAATAGCTAAAGCTGTAAGTTCAGTACGTTTAATATCCCACATACCTTTTCTGTCAATTTGCTCTAATACATATTGTTGTTGAAGATGTAAAGCTTCTTGTTTCTTATCTTCTAATTGTATAGCAGCTTGGTTCTGACTTTGTTGTTGTGCTTGTTGATATTCTTGTAATTTCTTTTCAGCAACTTTTAATTTAGTTTTAGCTTCAGCAATTGTATTAACATCTAAAGCATCAACTACAGCAGAAGCTGGAGTACCATTTTGCAACATAGGTTGAGTCAAAGAATGAATTAATTGTAATCTTTCTTGTTCCCTGTTACTATCAGATACAGCAATACCATATTCAGTTTCCATGTGAGTAAGTACATCCATATCCATATAAATTACATCAGTAGAATTAGGCATAACAAACGTAGCTGCTTTACCGTTAATCCAAGCTAATTTAGAATAATCTATAATTCCTTCGTACTCACGTTTTCTAAATTCAT